AAAGTCTTCACTATCCCCACGGGATACGTCAACACCCATAATGTATTTATGTCCTTGTTCTGGTTCTTTCCACATCCACAAAGAATTTCCCATTAATTTAGTTGAGGCATCTTGTATTGTATTTGTTTTTATCCATTCTAATTCTTTAGAATCAAATACGTTATCACCTGATCCTAGAAATTCACAGTTAAGCTCTTGGTTAATTTTACGTTTATCGTATTTTAATTTTTTAACCATTTTTTCATACCAAGTAGAGCAAGGTTTATATCCTTGTGAGAAATATTCTTTTATTTTCTCATAATCTCTTTCATATGGGTCGGAATCGGCAAATGAAATATTCCCAGAATGGTCTTTTTCATCTTTATTTAACAAATAATCCACCATATCATCAGTTGGTACCAAAAACAAATCTTTTGAGTATCTTGGATCTTTCCACCAAAACATTTCAGAGATTTTAAAGTTATTAATACCTTTTGTTGCTTGATTATATACATCATAATAAATTGGGTCATAACCGTTTGGTGTTGATACAACAATTACTTTACCACCCGTAGATAGGGACGCCATACAAGCTGCCCAGAAATCACCATCGGCCTCAATAAACGCGGCCTCATCAAATACAAGTACCGTAGGTGTATAACCCCTCAAGGCATCTCGTGATGTTGCAACGGCTTTTACTTCACAACCATTTGTTAATTTATAGTGTCTTTGTGAGTTTTTATCTGGTGAAAATTGAGCGCCAACCCATTTTGGCCATTGGTCAACAAATGCTCTAATTTTATTTGCCATCTCCATTGATGTGTCAAGTTTGTTGGCAATAATCAATATTTTTTCTGGTTGTTCTTTTTTTGCAAATACAAGTTTTTTTGATACCCAGGCGGCAGTTACTGTTGATACACCTGCTTGACGATATTTTAAAGCGATATTTTCTTCGTAATCTTCATAATCTTTAAGAAGTGACACCTGATCTGGGAACAACTCCAGAGGTACATATCTTGATACTGTATTATCATATGTTTGTAGGTAAGTTCTTAAAGCGTAAGGTGTATCTTTCATACATCTTACGTATTCTAACATTACTTGTTCTTTTGTTAGTGCCATAAAGATATTTCTATATAAATATCAAAACCCCCAAATTATTTCTAAAATGGGGGTTTTATAAAAATTTGTTTTTAATTAATTAAGCTCCAACAGTTCCGATCGTATAAAGTTCATAATATACATACAATGCACCATCCCAGTTATTAACTCCGGCGGTAGCTGGGTTTGCATTATACAGATTAAACTCTATTCCATTTACAAGAATACCATTTGATATTACATATGGAATTGTATTATCTGAAGTAGTTCTTGAATAATACACAGAATACTGTATATATATGTTTTCTCTATTACCAACCGTAAGGTCAAGATCTAGATTATTAATATAAAAAGCAGTAGTAGAACTAAAAGCTGGGGTTGGTGTAGTTCCGGTAGTTCCCATTCCAAGAATGTCAATAATACCTTTTGTTGTGTTTACTTCCACAACATTGGTTTGGTTAAGGTCTAATTCATAATGTGCGGTACCGTTATTTATTTCAGTTCCGTTTATACTCAACGAATTAGTTGAGATATTGTCTACATTTAAAGGCATAATTTTTTGTTTTTAAATTTTGTTTATTTTATTTATTGATAAATATTTACAAAATCATAAAAGTTATTATTTTTTTAGATTAAAATAAAAAACCCCACCTTTATGGGGTGAGGTTTTATAAAACTATTATTTTATTTATAATCCTAATTGAGAAAGAATATCATCATCTTTTTCTTCATCTTCTTCGTCATTTTCTTCTAATTCTCTTACGATTTCATTTACCATTCTTTGAATCTTATCTTTACCTGATTGTTTTTCTTCTAAAACTTCTTTGAATAATTGGAAGAACTCTTCAGCAGGCATAGCACTTAATCTCATAAATAGATAATGCTGGATGTGTTTCATATCATCTTCAGTTAGAATCTCAATAGGATATGATTTTTGTAATAACTCCCAAAATACCGGTCCTAATTTTAAATCCCAAGCTTCTGCCGGAACAGTATCTTCAGCACCCATAACCATTTCAGCTTGTCTTGGGTCATCAGGTAAACCATGTGTTCCAAATACTTCATAAACACCTTTAACAAGTTCGTGTACTAATGTTGGAAAATTAACACCTCTAGCAATAACTGTTGGTGGATCTGTTTCATCATTAATTTCTGATGTCCCAACTTCACTACCACCTTGACCAGACATTGCTTCAAGAGTTTCTTCCGGATATAACCAATATAAGTGATCAATAATTGCTGTTGTAATACCGTATAATTCAATAAGATTTGGGTCAATTTCATTTAATTTTTGTGACACCATGTGATACATGTATTGACCTTTTTTTGCCGCACCACCAATAAGAGCATTAATCATTCTTCTTTTTGCTCTTTCTCTATCAAAATTATCCATAGCATCTAAAAAAGCTTCGACATCATTTTCATGTTGTTGTGCACTTTTAAAAGCGTCCATCATTTCTTCTCTTGATGGTTCTTCGGCCTGTCTTCTCATTCTTTCGGTTGACTCACTTTGACCCATACCCATAAGTTTTGCATCAAACTGTAATGAACCTGGAGGTATTGCCATTTCTTTTTTAACTAACTCAACCGCCAAATTTTCAAGATCTTCTTTGTGTCTTGATTCAATTGATCCACTCTGTCTTAATGCTTGCATTACTAACATCATTAAATTCATCAATGGATTTCCGCTTGTAAGATGTCTAGTAGAACCAACACTTCTTTCTAAAGCTGATCTTAATTTACTAACAGTATCATTAAATCTTTTAGATGAAATAAGTTCAACAAAATCTCTACTCATTTTTGGCATTGCCGGATGTTTAGAATATGGCGTTGACTTATCTAAAATTTTTCTTTCAATACTTGGGTCCATTCTTTCTGGGCCTTCATAATCTATTGGAGCTTCGTTTAATGCTTTTCTAATTAAACTATTAAGTTTTTTGTCTTTTAAGTTTCCCATTATATATTTTATTTTAAATTAACTCCAAGTTTATTCCAAGTAAGCCAAGTTGGCATTTTTTTGTCTGTAAATGCTTTAGGTTTTGGTCTATGTTTTGGTTCAAAAGGATTTTTTCTTCCTTTGTCTTTTTCTTTTGTATCTGTGTCAGTATCTGGATTTACAACTGGTTTTGACGGTGCTGTTGTATTTTCAAAATATTCACCTTTAAAAGCTTTTGGTTTTGTTTTACGTTTTGGAATATATGGATTTTTTCTATCCTTACCTTTATCTTTTTCTTTTGTATCTGTGTCCGTATCTGGTTTTGTTTTTTCTTTAGTGTCTTCACCTAAAGAGAACATTTTACCGATTGGTCTTTTCATTGTTTTCATTTCTTTTCCTTCGTCTTGTGAAAACATAGAATTTCTTTTTGGTTTTTTCAACATGAAAGATTCTGACTTATTAACTTTTTCATTTAAAGTGTTTATAAGTTGGGATTTTGTCATTGCTGGGTTAATATATCTATCAACCATCTCAACAATACTATCCTCAAGGTATTTTTCATAACCTTCAGTTTTTACTTTAACTGTTTTTTCTGGATGTAACTTTTTTGGTAACCTTTTGTCTTTGGTGTCTTTTTGAAATTTATCCGCTAATTGACACCACTTGCTTTTCTTGTCTTTACTATTATCACACTTTTTCCAAAAAAATCTTTGTTGTGCGGTAGATTTAAATCTTTCATTTGTTTCTCCTTCTGTTGTTGCTGCAGGATCATTAACAATATTTAATGTATCATCTTCTTTAACTTCACCTCCGGTACCAAGAGTCATTGATATTTTTTTTGTTGTGGGATCAACATGAATTCCTTTAGTTGCTAAATTTTTCTGATCTGTTGCGTTATTAGGGTCATAAGTAACATTTGTGACTGTTTGTTTAACTTCTTCATTTAATTTATTAAACTTTTCAGATAGAACCTTCATTTGTGATTCATTTAATTTAGAAATTGTTTTCACATTTAATCCATTATCTAAAAGGATTTTTACATATTTGTTAGTTTTCATATACAACTTTTTTTTCAAATTCTAAAACGACATCTCGTTCGTATAGTTTATCTTTTACGTCTTGTTCGGTATCACCAAACTTGAATACCAATCTTTTTGTTATTGAGAAATCAACCTCATCACACTCTCTTTCCCAACCCATTGCAATCACACCGTCCATAGAATCCAAAACAGAAAAAACATCAGATTCTTGAACCAAATCTAATGTTATTTTTTCATTTTTTAGTGTTCCTACTTTTTTAATATATTCAACATCTGGTGGTAAAGGATAACCATTTGCTGGTTTTGATTCCCAATTTTCACCCCAAACATCTTCAGTTGTATCTGAAAAAATAAATTCATAGATATTATCACCTTTATAGTTTGGTCCCATCCCATTTATATAAATTAAATAACTCATAGAACCTGTCCTTCTGGTGTTATTTTTCTTTCAGTTAATCCTTGTTTAAATACTAAATTTTTCTTTGTTGTTGAACCTATTAATTTAGCTTTTGGATACTTTTCAATAAATTTTAAAGCCATTCTTTCTTGTCTTAAAGATTCTGAAAGTTTTTTAATTTCTTGCGTATTTTTTCTTCTTATAAATTCAATTTGTTTTCTTGTTTCTTCTTCTTTTATAAGATATTCATCCTCTTTAATATCAAAATAGTTTGAAATTATTCTATCAACTGTTGATTCACCAAAAGATCCAGAATAAGAATGTTTTTTTCTTCGTTTATCTCTTCTTTGTCCTTCCATCATTTTTTTTGCTAAAACAGAACTATATGCACCTTTGAATTTATTAACAAATGCGTCACTTAAATTTTTAAACCCTTCAGCCATTTCACCTGGTACAGGGGCCGGTGCTCCTTCTGGTGCTGGTGGTGGTCCTTCTAATCCTGGTTCTGCACCCAAACCACCCATCGGTTCTTCTTCAGATTCCATATCCATTTCATCTTCCATTCCTTCTTCACCATCTTCTTCTTCACCTTCCAATCTATTTATAATCTCTTCAATATCGTCTTCGTCCAAAGCCTCAACATCAATTGCTGATATTATTGAGTTTATAACATATTTAATGTTATCAGAACTCATTTCTTTATCTTCACCGTAAGATCTTAATTTTTGCGCTAATTTCCCGGTAAGTTTTTGGATAAGTTTAAATGTAATCTCTTCTTTTTTATCTTCACCACCTTCTTCTGGTTCCATACCCAGATCTTCTTCTGGTGAGGGCACCATTCCTTCACCACCTTCTAGTCCAGCGTCTGGCATTGGTTCCGTTACAGGTAATGGTGGTACTTCAGCACCAGGTAACGGTGGTGCAACAGCAGGTGCTGCCGCGTTAGGATCTAATGTAGGATCACCCTGTTCCGCAAGAGGTGTTGGTGTAGCTCCCGTTGTT